ACTCCGAGAGGTAGAAAAAGAGCAAAGAAAGTTGAAGGGGATAGGTTAGACAGAGGTCATCACCCAGACTACATTAAACAAAGTAAGAAGAAATAAATGGAAGCGTTACTAATTACAAGACAGGATATTGTCAAATACTCAAATCTTAACGGAAACATTGACTCCGACAAGATGCAACAGTTCGTCAAGTTGGCGCAAGATATACACCTAGAGAGAATACTAGGTACAGACTTGCTAAACAGGATAAAATCGGACATTATAGCGGGTACATTAGCAGACCCTTATTTAACGCTTCTAACGAAGTATATTAAGCCAATGTTAATACATTACGCCTTAGTAGAGATCATACCATTTAACGCTTACCAAATAGCCAATGGTGGTATTTTTAAACACAACTCTGAGAACTCTGATTCTGTATCTAAGAATGAAGTAGATTTCTTAATGGAGAAGTACAGAAAAGTAGCAGAGCATTATACTGAGAGATTTCAAAAGTACATGTCATTCAATGGTTCAACATTTGCAGAGTGGAATAGTAATTCTAACGAAGACATTTACCCTGTTCAAGATACACCTTTTAGCGGATGGGTACTATGAGTTACAAGCCAAAAGAAAAGAATATTAAGAGTTTAAAAGCATATTTAAAGAAACAGAATGAGCGACAAGAAGATAAGTCAATTAACGGCGAAAAATGATATACTAGAAGATAGCGACATCTTTGCAATAGCAGAAGACGACGGTAGTGGTGGTCACGTCTCTAAAGGTATCACAGGTGACGAGATAAGAAAGTCTATTACTAAGGTTCGTAAAAATACCTTAAGTGGTAACTCTTACACTTTGGTATTGACAGATAGAGACAGTCTTCTAGAGGTTGGTAATGGCGCAGACGTAAACGTAAACATACCTACTAATTCATCTGTTGCTTTTCCTATAGGCACTCAGATTCTAGTAGTTCAGAGTGGCGCAGGTCAATGTATTATTACACCTACCTCGGGCGTTAACGTATACTCTGAAGGTTCAAAGGTCAAGACTGTTGGTCAGTATGCACTAGCCACGTTAATTAAATGCGATACCGATTCTTGGTATCTAGGAGGTAACCTAGAACAATTATAATATGTTTTTAGCGACTCATGGCGTATTAAGAAACCCTACTGCTTCTGTACCACCTACATTTGCAAATAACTATTCAATAGAACTGGACGGAATTAGTGACTATGTGTCTTCTGATTCTACTTACTCAGAATTAGACGGAGAGAGTAAAGCGACTATAAGTGCTTGGATTAATCTTGACGGAAATTCTTCAACAACCTACTTGTGTTCCATAAAAGAAAGCGGTGTTTTTAATACTACTTTATCGGTTAGACTTCAAACATCAGGCACTAATGTAGTTCTTCGCGCGTATACTCAAAACTTTTCAAGCCAAAATAGAGCAAGTGTATCTCTTGGAACTATTGAAGGGGACGGTTTATGGCATCACTTGTTAATTTGTGTAGATTTATCTTTGACAGGTAACACAGAACTACAAGTCTTTTTAGATGGTGTTAGCAAGGGTATTGTTGGAAGGTTTCAAAACACAACGTTTACAAGTGTAGGCGCAGAGTTGTATGTCGGTCACGCAGACGGTCAAGGTTTTGTAGGTGGTGGTATAGACGAATTTGCAATTTGGAGCGGTACTGATTTAAGAAACGATGCCTCTACTATTTACAATTCGGGCGTTCCAAACGACCTAAACAATAACGGACTAACTGCACCTACTACATGGTATAGACTTGGGGACTCAGACACTTCTCCATACATAGCAGATAGTGGATCATCTAGTAATGATGCAACAATGAATAGTTTTAGTACATTCTCAACAGACGTGCCTTAAAATAAATAAAAAATGAAATATATCATAATAGACTCAGGCAGATTAGAAACGCTTGACTTTAGCGAAGTGCCACACCATACAAAAGAAACCGTTAGAAGGTCTCTAAATGGTCTTAAAGCGGTTATAAAGTTTTATGTTAAACCCAGTTTTGTAACAGACGATGTAACAGTTTACACAAAAGAACAAATGCTAGAGATTGTTTCGGGTTCTGAATGGACTCAAGAAATAGACATATAAAAAAACCCCTCCGATTAAGAAGGGGTTAAAACTTAACACATGAAAAACACTAGTCAAATATACGAAGGTTAAACCCTACTTTGACAGCGTGTTGAAAACTATATAAAAATAGGTTTTAATTCGTGAATATCTGAATCTTTAAATGATTCTAAAACAAACCCTCTGCGACCTTTCTTAAAGTTGTTCTGTACCCACATTGAACTAGGAGACAAAGCGGGATAGTTGAAGTAAAAGAAGTCATCTGTAGAACACATATCGAATAACGCTTGGTGTGAATCTCCTTTCTTAAACACTATCTTACTAGCGTGTTTATACACATCGTTCTGCTTCAAATATTGGTCTATCTTTTCAATACCTTTTGTATCTAGATGAGGCTTGAATCCAAACTTCAAAGAAGTGTCGTCTTTACCATGGGTAATGACAAAGCAAGTATTGTCCATGTAGTAATGGTTAATGAACTTATTGTAGTTGTTAACCTCTACTTCGGGATACTTAACAGAGCAAATGTCCTTAAACGCCTTGTTAACGAAATAACCAAAAGAACCCGCGTGGTTGTCGTTACAAATATTATTAATCATTATGCTAGTGTAGTAAGGTGCTAAACCGTCTATAAGTCTCATCTTAAACTCTAGCGCAGTGTCAAATGCTTCTTCGTTACTCATGTTCTGAGGTAATGCGTGACCGCCCCTAGTTGTCTGTTGATTATAACCGTCTAAGAAGTCTCCTAGTTCGTCAATGATTAACGTGCTAGACTTTTGATTGTTAATAGTCTCCTTGATCATTATATCGCAACTAGCGAGAGCGTGTACTCTGTCCCACTTTTCCGAGTACATTGCTTTATTGTCTGGGTTCGTGTCCATACCGATATGAACATCTGTATATGTCAATGTATCAAAGTCGTTCTCATCTTTGATTATAGGAACGTAAACACTGTCTACATCTACAGGATTAATATGCTTCTTAACTATTTCTTCTAGGTCGAAATTCATAACCTCGGATTCTGCTACTTCTTTAAATCTAATGTTGTAGTAAGGTGTACCCGTGTGAGAAACTAGTTTATACTCTTTTACATCGGCTCTAGGCAGTTGATAGTGGCTACAATATTGATCTATATCCATCATGTAACCCTCATCGTTCCATGCAGATAAAACAAACTCTTTTTCTGTTACTTGCTTTTCTCTAGACTTAGTTGTTTTAGAAACCGAACCTTTTAAGGCGTATGCCCTTTCGGCTTCTTCATCGGTACACATATACCGTTTAGATTTGTTTATGGTCTTACCCAATTCTTTTGCGATTTCATCGCTCATTCTTACGTGTTTACTCATTTTATTTATTTTTAAATTGTATATTTCTTTAAACTATTTTACTTTTTTAATATTCATTGTGTATATTTTTTAAAAAGGGAGGATTTCTCCTCCCATTGATTTTTATTTTAAATAAAGTGATAAAATGCAGTTTTGTAATTTATACCTCTGATGTCTAAAGCCCTTTGTAATTTGTCTAATCTAAATCCTGAAGTTCTATGACCACTAAAAGCACTTTGTTCATACCATAGTTCTTTCTTAGGAATCATTATAATCTCAGTAGATTTATCTTTTAATCTAATCGTTGTAGGTATTAAAGTTTCTAAAGTTGCTTTTTTGTAATTTGCTAATGTTTTCATTGTGTTGTTTTTCGTTGTTTGTTGATACAAATATATCTCTTTTTTAGTTACCCACAAGTAAAAAGTGAAAAAAAGTTTATTTATTTTCGTTACTAAGTAGAACTACTTAGACTTTAGATACATTAAAATACTTAGAACTATACCTAAAACTATTAAGACGAGTGTCCAATTTATACCCGCAAACCCTCTAGGTCTAGATGCCTTCGCTTTCGCTTTCTCTACTACTCTAGTCAATCGTATAGTATCTCGAATCGTCTTGTATTCGGTTCTAATCTCTAGGCGAGTCTTAGGTACATAAACGTTATTATACTTAATGATAGTATCTTTTGAGGAGAAAAATCTCTCGTAGATTATGGTATCATTTTTAATCACAGGTATTGAGTCAATCGTAGACACTCGGATAGTGTCGCTTGATATAATCGGATCTAAGCCCTTTTTGATTGCTTTTCGGTAGTGATAGTTGCTAGAACAACTAAAGAGCGTTAGAAGTAAAATAAAACTATAAATTCGCATATTCTGAGACATCGAAGGAGGGACACGATTTATTGGCGAACTCGTAGTGACCATGTATAGTCATGTCCTTGTTGTATTTGTAAATTAATTCTGTCATTAACTTAACTAAAGAATCCTTCTGTTGTTTGGTTCGTGTGTCTTTGGCTTTCTTCATATCCTTAGACATACCACCTACATAGCAAATACCTATAGAACCTCTATTTTGTCCACTTGTATGCGCCCCGATTCTAGAGATATTTCTTCCCTCCTCGATTGTACCGTCAAGGTGGATTAGGTAGTGATATCCTATGTCGTTAAAACCTCTGTTTAAATGCCATCTGCGAATGTCACTTACGTCGTGGTGACGATGTTCGGGCGTTGCAGTACAGTGAATTATGATCTTAGAAATATTACGCATTACTTAATATCGTCTACTTCGCTTTTTATTTGCTTAATTCTAGATAGTAACGCTTTGGCTCTGGACCAAATGTCTTCACCCGTAATCTCTTTTATGTTCTCGTTTATGCTTATGGCTTCTATTGAGAACAATACTAACGCTACGCACTTAGTAACTAGGAAAGGAACGCTAAACAACTGAGTGACTAACTCGTTTATTAGGAAATAATCCATAACGTAGAAAAGCATAATAGCAGATTCATACAATAGAGTCTTAGAAATTAATCTACTTAATTTCCTAGATGTTATACTTTCTTCTTTTTTGATTGCTTTCCATATACCTGTAAAAGTATCTAGTGATATTGCAAAACCAATACCTATTAGAATACCTTGAATGGGTAAAAAGAACGATAGCAATATACTCCCAATCTTCATTGCATTTACTTTAATATTCCCTAACAACAAAATTAACTGACTATACATCTTTTTGTTCTATTTGTGATACGATGACGTACGTTAAATGCGAAGCGATAAAAACTCCTAAAAACTTTAAATATAGTTCGGGGCTTAAAAACATTGCAATGCTAGTTAAATAACCGAATAAAAAATAAATCTGTGCTAAAATCTTACTATGCATACAAATAAAACTTATAAACACTTGTTTTGTTTAGCGTCTAAGTAAAAACACTTAGTTTTTAATGTAGGGAGTGTTTACACGACCGACAAATTTAAGTTGCGGACAAATATATATGATATTATGAATATATGAACGTAGTGAATATATGAGTAATATTATATATATATTTAGAGTGGTTAATTGGTTGGCGACCATCTCTCGGATTCCTAGCGTGGTACTGGTCTGCGGTTGGCTAAAACGTTGGCGGATGAAATGACTTGGTTGGTTAATTGCTTGGTGGCTATCTCTCTACTTTGTAGTGTGGCACTAGGTTTCAGTTGGTTAATTGGTTGGCGGATAGTACGTAGAACTACGTAGGAATTAAAATAAATTTAATTTTTTTTAGGTTGGGTGTTGCAGAAGTCAAAAGTTTGCTTACCTTTGTTGAAACAAAAC